CTCCGTTGCATGGGGCATTCTGAGCATACTCATACGCCTTATCCTCAGACTCTTTCGCTTTTGTTTGGGATATTTTTGCTTCACCCGCGGAGGTTGACGCCTCGGTTGCCTTCTTCGATGCGAGCACAGCGGACTCAGCCGCCTCATTCGCTTTGACTTCTATCCCAGCCAGAGAATCTGCCGCTGTTGTTGCCGACGCAGCTGCACTCGTCTCTGACTTCTTAGCTTCACCTGCGCTCAATGCAGCGGCTTCTTTGCTGGCTAACGCAGCATCAGCGTATTCGCCAGATGCCGAAGCACTATTAGCCGCAGCCTCGGCACTCAGACCTGCGGCAGATTCACTCTCAGCAGCAGCCTTCTGCGATGCGTCGGCGTTGGTTTCTGAAACTTTGGCCGCAGCAGCACTGGCCACCGACTCCCCGGCGCTCGAAGCAGCATGAGTTTCTGACTCCTTAGCCGCATTTTTCGAGGCCAGCGCATCAGCTGCACTACCAGCGGCGGCCTGCTCTGAGGCAGAGGCATTGGTTTCAGAGGTTTTTGCAGCAGCAGCAGAGTCAGACGCAGCAGACGCTGAAGCAGAGGCTTCGGATGCACTGGTCGCAGCCTGAGCTTCAGATGCTTTAGCCGCATCTTTGGATGCCGCGGCACTCGTGGCTGATTCACCAGCTTCAGTCGCTTTGGCAGACGCTGTCGCGGCAGACGCAGCAGCATCGACCTTGAGGCTTTCAGCATTGGTTTCAGACGTTTTGGCAGCGGATGCACTTACACCGGCAGCGCTTTCTGATGCAGCTGCGGCGGTAGCACTCTGGCTTGCTTCGGTGGCTTTGGTCGTCGCTGTATTGGCGCTTTCCGCAGCGGCCGCAGCACTGGCAGCCGCTGCTTTGGCCTTTTCACCAGCGGCATCGATAGCGTCGGTATTGTCTTTGTACCATTGCTGATTGGCATTGTGCTCATTGACGATCTGCGTCAGCGACTTCACGGTCACTTCCGTACCGTCTTCACGCTCAAGCGTGACCTCATCAACAGCTGTCAACCAGCTGCGCATCGTCTTCGAGTCGGCTGACATACGGGTCATTAGCGCGGTAAAACGTGCGCTGAACTGCGTTAAATCGCCCTCATAGGTTGTAATGATGCGGCACGGAACTTCCGTCTGGGTTTCGCCTGAATACGGCTCCACCAGCAGCAGGCTGGTGTCATTGAGTACGCGCTTAATTTCGTGCAGTTTGTTATCAGGGCCAATGACAATCATGCCCGGCAGCACACCATTCGCGGTTACGTTCCAGAACGTACCGGTGCCGGTGAGTGTGTCACTCCCCTGTGTAAATGTGATAGTACCTTCCCTGTACCACATATTCGCTCCTTGATAAGACGGGCATCCTTGCCCGTTATTAAGTAAGTACCTACTTATTTTTACCGATATGAAGAAATATTTCTACTGTCAAAGAAGCCCAATCCTCACCCGGAGAACGTTGTTGTCGTCATAGACATCGATACGCTGGCCGTTGATGACCAGACGACCGTTACCGCCACTATTGCCGTTGATCTCCAGCACGCCATTTTTCCCAAAGCGCCATCCTGAACGGCCAGAGATAAAGTTGGTGGACTGTAGGTCGCCAACTTTGGCGTTGGTGATTGTTCCATCCTTGATAAAAGCGCCGTTCATGTAAGCAACGCTGTTTTCGACCACAAACGGTGTGGTGATTTTCCCGTTAACCGAGTTCACAAGACCAAAGCGGTCTGCTTGAACAAGGAACTGAGAAAGACCTGTGCTATCAATGCCCAGCGCGATACCGGCAACATATTTCTGGCCACCGCTCGTGGAGGTCTCCATTTTAAGCGTCCACGCTGTCGAAACCTTTTTGTTGGTATCGGCAATTGCCTGGGCCTGCTGCTGGATAGTGGCCGAGTTGCCATCTACTTCAGCCTTAATCGTATCAATACGACCACCTAGTGCTTTATCGGCTTCCGCGCGTGCGGTTGCTTCAGAAGTAATAGCGGCACTGATATCTTTTCCTGTCTGAGCCTGCAAATTGGTGATTTGCCCTGCCAGCGCAGAGTCGGCATCGGTTCTGGCTTTCGTTTCTTCCGCAACAGCCGCCTTAATGTCGGCACCTGTTTGGGCCTTTAGTGTTGTGATTTGTTGTGCCAACGATTCGTCGGCGGTCGCTCTTGCAATCTGCTCTTCGGCCAGCGCCGCGCTGATATCTCCCTCAACCTTCGCTTGCAATGTTGTGATCTGCTTCGACAACGACTCATCCGCCGTTGCACGAGCCTCTTGTTCGGTCACAATTGCCGCAGCGATATCGTCGTTAATCTGAGCTTCAAGCTTGGTTATTTGGGTCGCAATAGCCTTATCAGCCTCAACACGAGCCGTCGTTTCTTCAGTGATAGAAGCGCGAATATCTTCACCAATTTCTGCGCGGATCTCTTCCACTTTCGAGGCCATTGCAGACATATCGTCGGCAAACGTCTTCTGAGTGGTTGCGATCTTCGCGTTATTGACCATCTGCTTGTGCTGGTCTTCATCCTGACGCAGAGCGAGATCGATATTGGTTTTGGCCAATGCCTCAATATTGGTGGTTACTTCCGCGCTGGCTCGCTCGACTTCGGCCACAGTTTTCTTCATCTCTTCAACAGCAGCAACGCTATCGTCAACAGAAGACTTCATCGCCTCAATCTGTTTGGCGTTCGCCATATCGCCTTCTACTCGGGCCTCACGTTCTTCGGCAATCAATGCAGAAGCATTATCGAGTGCTGCATGAGCTGCTTCGACCGCGCCAGCTACGGCTTTGCCCTGCTCGGATACAGTTTCCTGTAACTCAACTAAAGCCGCATTGGAATCTTCAACCTGTTGCAGAGCGTCATTGACCTTATCCAAAGTGCCGGACACTTCCGTTTTAAGCCCGTTTTGCGCTTCTTCTAGTCTCTGATCTGCCGCCGTCAACTTGTCATCGAGATCTTTGAGGCTTTCCTCCATCTGCTGATAGATAGAATCAACAGCCTCCTGAGAAACCTTAGAGTCGATTTCCTCAAGCAACTCCTGTCCCAACTCAGAAGATGTGATTTTCCCTGTCAGGAATGAGAGAACATCCTTTGTCATCGCCTCGGTACCCAAATTGGAGTTCGGCGGACTCAACATGCCTCTCTTATTTGCCGCGCGAACCCAATAGAACCACGTTTCGCTATCTCCCAGACCTGCATGGGTGAAAGTAGTACTGGCGGCCTCGGCAATCAGTTTTGCGGTGTCCAGGTCGTTGGTCTGTGACGCATACACGTTGATGTGGTCGAGATCGATTGAATCAGGGTTAACCCAATTCAGAATCACGTTGCGATAGTCACCCACGGCCGTCAACGCAGTCGGTGCGCCTGGCGGTGTCATCGTTCCCTGAACTTTATAGACTGTACTGATGATCTCAGTCTTTTTGCCGCTGAATGACACAGCATAAAGCTGGATATCATATTGGCCGTTCTCGGCAATATTGATGATTTCGTACTGCTCTTCAGTGACACGCGCGGACTGCCAGTTAGAAACGTTGTTCTCGTCCGAGCGACGCCAACTGATCCAATACTCAGCAGACTTACCTTCCCAGGTCGCAATAAGCTTGATGGAAAGGTTGCCTGGGCTGGAAATATACGTTCCTTCCGTCACCTGCAGGTTTGTCGGCTTCGAGTATGTTGGATCGAGAACGGTGTTGTTCTCCGGAATCAGCGTCGCCCCATTGTCTATCGCTTCGTACTTCGAAGGGTTATTCTGGACGACCGTCACATCGAAAGACCCTTGCGCATCACCCTGTGCAACGTTGATAACGCGTACTCGCATTGGCTCCAGGTCTGGTTCGGTGATAGTCCAGATGCCATTCATTACTGGCATTTCGCCGGATGCCAGAGACTTCGAGAACGTCACTTTAGTGATATTCTCCCCCGTCTCCAGAATGTCGCGTTCGACGATCTTGCCTTCCTGGTTCAAGATGCGAATGTAGCTGCCGCTTTTCTTCAACGATACTGGTGCGTCTAATGTAATGCTGCTCTTGTTAAAGGACATAATGCGACCGGAGTTGCGCTTGCCCGAACGGTACTTGTTCTGGATTAGCACGGTTTCACCAGGCATCAAGAACGAAGCATCGAGACCTGCAGTAAAGGTGATAACGTCAGACTCCATGCGAGCGGTATACAGCAACCACAAACCGACACGATGCGCCTGTCCACGGCTGGTACAACCGAACGCAACCACTTCAGTTTTGCGCTCGCCATAACGGCGCATCGCCTCCTGGTCTTCGACGTACTCGATGTTCTGCTTGTAGCCGTCTTCTTTATTGTTGTAGGTGACAAGCGCAACGGAAGGACGATCTTTGCGAGCTGAACCTTTATAGCTGAACAGGCCATCTTTGACGTTTGCGTTGGTAAACATCATGACCGGGTCTGACGGACTGTCCTGCATGACGTTGACCATTCCACCAGCCCAGAAGACCATACCGCGGAAGGCGCCAGCGATATCCTGAATCAGTCGATAAGCATCCTGCCGGCTGGTTATCTGGGTGTTGATGGCGAAACGCTTCTCCTTGCCGCCGAAACCATCGTCGACCTCTTCGTCGCAATAGCGACCGATCTGATACATCTGTCCAAGATCAATCATGGACTCAGAGACAAACTGCCCAAGGCCATATCGGGCGTTGGTCAGAACGTCGAAGAGAATCCAGGCTGGGTTAGAAGATGACAGCAGCTTAAACGTACCGTCCCAAACACCAACATAGGTATTGGTGTTCTCGTTGTAGTTTGACGGCACGCGGATTTTCAAACCACGCACCAGATACGAACGAGAAGGCATAGAGCTGCCGAACTGCTCTGAGTTAACCTTGAGTCCAACAAGCGCAGAGTTCGGATAGTTCATTGGCGTATCGACGATCTCACCGATGGAGTCCACCCACGTATCGTTATAGAGATACTGAGTTTTGCTGTCGTCGGTTAGGCGTATGACACGAACCTTATATGCGCGGCCAGGTTTCGGCAGTTTGAGTTCGTAGCTGCGGTAGTAAACACCTGTCTTCTTCGCTGTCAGGGCAACTTCAACACTTTTCTCGCCTTCAGCAACTACATCAGCAAATGTTCCATCGCCATTGGCGATCTGAAACTTGTATTTGACTGTTGTGCCGTTGGTGTCACCCGATTTCTTATCCACGCTACGCAGAGAGGGAAATTTGAGGATGACGCGAACGCGGTCAGCTTCATCGTTATCGATGGAGACTGTCACCTCATGTGTCTTTTTCAGCTGAATGTTGATGGATTTGGGCGTTTCAACAAAATCAAAGCCAGCCATAGGCGTCTGGTCTTGCGACCCGTCGCCCACATGAGTTA